TAAGTAGTTAAGGTCATCAATCATATTGTATTCCAAACCTTTTAATGTATCAATTGAAGTTCCATTATCATTACCACGAACTGGCATATAATAATCTTCAATTAGGTTTTGCATATTATATTTTAAATTATACTCACCCGTTCTTTCATCAACGAACGGAACTTTTTTAGATGAGTTTATAATCTTCTGCATGTAGTTATCCACTTCGTTTGGTGGGATATTACCTACATCAATTTTAAAGATTCTTTTTTCAGGTGCTCTCATTACTCTATGAATTAACATAGCATCTTCCATTAACATCAATTGTTTCCAAACTCTTCTACCACCTTCAATCATAGATTTTCCATAAGGTAAAAAATTTGAATCCGAATTTAAACGGAAGTGGGCCATCTCATAGTTTTCAAATTCTTTCTTTGCAGATTGTCCTACTGAATTATATGGATTTTGGTATGGTGCGTATACAAACTTAACTCTTTGTGGATTTTCTGAGTCAAATCCCTCTACTCTACTCATTTCATATACCGATAATGGTGCGACACCAACAATACCAATTTTATCTGCTATTTCTAATTGTAAAAAGAAATCACCATATTTAACTAAGTTTCTAGTCCATGGCCATAAGTTAAATTCTACATTTAATATATCGTAAAATAAATTTTCTAATATTTGTTTTATTTGGTCATCTTCATGATGAATTTTTAAAACATTACCCATTTCATTTCTTGCAGTTGTTTCATCCGAATATACATCCAATGCTGATGATAATATCGGGTCCGTATCCATAGAATCATAATCTCTAAATAAATCAATTCTAACTTGTTGATATGCCATTGAAGATTCAACCTGGCCACTACCATAATTAGTGACTTTCATTTTCATAAATCTATCTACCAAATTTGTGGTCATATTTTGCCACTCATCTGTGTCGACTACTTTAATACCTTTTTGTGTTTGACGAACTATGGTATTAGTTGAAAATAATTTTTGTAACCTACTAAATATTGTTTTATTATCTGCCATTTTTATATTATTCTATTTTTCTAAATATATGGAAAATTTTCCACATTTCCAAATTTACCATTTTCTGCAACTCCAATAATTTGCTTTATGTCTTGGTCCTGGGCTATCACAATTCATTCTTGCTCTAAATGATTTTCTGGCAGCAGGATTTGATTTTCTAATTTTCATTCCTTTTTGGCCAAAGTTTACTTTAACAACATTACCTGCAGGGTTCTTTACATATACTTTGAATTTCTTAACATCACCTTGCATTGGTTTACCTAACTTAACTTCTCTACCTTGATATTCTGCTTCGTAAACACAATTACAATTTGCTTCTGATAATTGTTTGCTATAACTTCTCATAAATGAAATGAAATCTTCCATATCTTCATCTTCTACATCATATTCTTCAGGTTCAACTAAACCATAATTTACATCATCATCACTATTAATATCTTCACTTACAGGAACACAATTTGGAACCATTCTACCATTTTTCATTTTACCACCAACTTGTTTATATCCTTCCCAACAAGCTTCGTTTACTATACCTTCTCCAAACATACCTACAAAATCACCTTGATATTTATTACCAGGTCTACCTGACATTGCGGTTGCGAAATCTTTTCTAACCTTTTCTTTTCCTTTAGCTATAAAGTTAAAAAGGTTTTTAGCATTCAAATTAAAATCATCTATAAATTTTTGCACTATACTATCACGTGTACCAGTCAATTTAGCAATTTCTTTTGCTTCTCTACCCGTTGCTTCACTTACTACATTTTCACTACAAGTTTTCCACCCACCACCTTTTGATTTATAATTTTTTGCTGCCCAGCCATTTGCGTATGCAGATGGATAAACATCAAACTTAGATTTTGCAGCTGATTTAGATGCAGACCACTTACCTGGGTCCGTTGGACAATTCTTTTCTAAAAATAAATTTAGTCTTTCTTCTATATTCATATTTTCATTTTTTTTCTTTCCTTGACAATGTGCTTTTTGAGAGAAACCTTTTGGATTATTACAATCTATACTACTTTTATATTTATCACTCCACTCTTCATTTTTTGGTTTTGTTGAAACATATATTGGTTTTTTACCTTGTCCACTACTATCTTTTCCACCTCTTCCTGCATCATTTTGTGCGGCTCTTTTTCTACGAGTTGCACTTTCTTTTTCTTTTTTACTCATTCCGGCAGCTTTTGCAGCAGGAACACATTTGGCATAACCTTTCTTTTCTCCCGAAGTTCCACATGGTGGGTGTTTACCATCGACTTTTTTGCCAATATTTACCCATTTTTCCTTAAACCACTTATTTAAGTCTTCGTTCATTTATAATAGTTTCAACATATAAATATACAATTATCCTAATAACCAAGTTAAATTTTCTACTCCCTTTTTACCCATATCCATTTCATAAGGATTTTGTTTAAGATGTCCTGATGCAACAAATCCGGTATATTGACTTACCTGTGTTGAGTTTAACATTGTTTTTGTTAAATCAATTCCTTCTTGTTTCAAACGAAGTGCCGTATTTCTTACCCAAAGTCCAATTGCCAATGCCATTGTTAAGTCATCATTATACCCCTTCATTGCTTCGGCTCTACCGGCAGTCCAAATGAATGTAAATAGTTCATCTATAAGTCTTTGAGAACGAATGAGGATATCTTTACCATTTATGTATGTATCTAATGTTGAAATAATAAGAGGTCTTGTCTTTGATGTTGTTCCAAATCCTGCAACTAATTTCTTTTCGTCTCTATAAAATTTATTAGACATTTGTTTTTCAACATCAATATATTTTAAGTCATTACTCATATAGAATAAATTACCATATCCTCTATCAATTACCTGTTGGATAGTTGCCCACCCTACATTTGAATTTTCTATTATTAATAATGCGTTATTCCATTCTGTTGATACTGCTACTAAAAAGTTTCCAAAATCTTTTGTTTCAATTTTACCTCTATATTCTGCAACCTGTGAACTATCTTCTATGTCTATTATTTGGAATGTAGAATAATCCGAACCATCACCTCTCGCGACATCGGCAACTACCATATATGCTCTATTGTAATTAGGATGTTCCCATTTCCAATAATTTCCGTCAAACCCACTTTTTTCAATCGGGTCCATAACATATGTGTCTTTATACCATGTTAATAATGCTGGGTCGATTACAGTATCTCCTGAACCTACGAAATCACAATCACACTCTTGAGATGCACCTTTAACTCCTAAGATACGGGTTTGTTCATCTCTCCATGCCTGATTTCTTTCTGGATGTTTTGTCCAATGTAAATTTATATTATTAAATCCGTTTGCACCACTTTCACCATCTACCCACATTTTATGAAACCAGTTACCCACACCATTTGGAGTAGATAATACAATTGCAGCACCACCTGTTGATAATGTTGATTGTGCTGATAACCAAATTTCATCAATATCTCTAATGAATGCAGCTTCGTCCACAATCAATAATGACAATGCTTCCGAACGACCTGCGTCTGGAGAACTTGCGATTGCTTTTACTTGCGAACCATTTTTTAATTTAAGGGAAAGTTTATTATCTTCTACCGAACTATTGCCACCATCTCTCAACCAAACAGGAAGTAAGTCGTGCATTACTCTTACCTTTTCAACTAAGTTTTTTGCTACAGTTACTTTTGTTGCAATAACCAATGCATTAAAATCTTGGTTAAATAACATTTTCCAAAGAATAAACCCTGCAGATAAAGTAGATAATCCTAATTGACGAGATTTAAGAATAATATTTAAACGATTATCTTTAAAGTCGGTTAAACAATCTTCCTGAAATGGAAAAAGGTGAAAGGGTATTTTTCCTCTCACCGGGTGCTGAATAACACAATACTTTTTCATAAAGTAAATGGGGTCTAACGCACATTTACGATATTCTTCAGCTATTATTTCTTTTAATGTTTTCTTAGGTTGCCCTTGAACTCCCATTATTTTTTGAATTTAATCTTCCAATAAACACCAGCTCCAATATATGGTGATAATGTTCCATTAGTTCCATCGGTTACTCTATTAGAAACACCAATACCTAAATTATAGATTTTGTCTTTTTTAGTTTTTATAAGTAATCCTGCACCAATATTTGAAACTACATCTGCTTTGTTAAATCCACCAGTTAAACCATAATATACTTGTGTTTTTGGTAATTCCTTAACAATCATAGTTTCTTTGATAGTTCTTTGTTTAACACTTGCATTGAAAGTTCTACCCAATATTTTATTTTGAGTAATCGTATCAATCATTGCAATTGTTCCTAAACTATCTGGTAATTGTAATGTATCTTTGTAAATGTTCTTTGTGAAGAAATCTTTTAGTAAAGCTTGAGTATCTACTATTGTAGGAATAATTACTTCCTTAATTGTTTCGTGATAAATATCTTCACCCTTTTTAGTTACTACTTTTGTTTTAACTATATCAATTGTATCAATTTCGTGTTTAATCACTTCGTATGCCTTTCCTTCAATGTAAACTTTTTTACCTGGCATAACTCCACCTGGGTTAAACCATTGTAATAAAACAAATAAGATTAATGCAACGATTGCAATGTTTTTAAAATTCAATAATTTTTTCATAATTTTTATTTTTTAATTAATTCTGGATGATTTAACTCAACCAATTTTTCTTCTAATAACCTTTTTCTTTGTATTAATAATTCGATGGCCTCATATGCACTATCGATATCTTTTTTCAAATCTTCTTTTACTTTTTCAATATCAACATCCCATGTCCAAGTTTCTATTCTACCATCTTCACTAACCATTTCCATTTGTTTTTTAATACCAATTAGTGCTTCTTCATATCTATCTTTCAATTCTCTTACAAATGCCAATTTATTTCTAGTTATTTTGTAATCTTCATAAAATGGATATGTTCCATCTTGTTTTAATAATAATTCTTGTTTAGACAAACACAACACACATAATCCTGTTTTACGAATTAATTTTTTATCTGCGTTACTATACTTGTCTGTTTTACAATTTTCATTTGAACATGTATTCAACTTTTGTAAAAATTGTCTTACATCATCCATTTGAGTTACTGCAACTTTAAAACCATTTTTTTGTTCCCACTCCTTACCATCAGCGTCAGTCCATTTTTCACCTACTTCTTTTTTTTCTTCTACAACACCTTCATAACCATGAACTCTTTGTGTGTTATCTTCTCTACCAAAAACCGTGTCGATGATGAGTTTACGGGATTTGTGCATTCCTTTTGATTTCTCATCAAAACTTTTTCTTTTTGCCATACTAATATTCCTTTTTGTAACTGTTTATTGTTATAATATATATCAAAATTATGAGTAAAAAATACCAAGTATTTGATTTAATGGTGCAAATGTACCTGTTAATTTATATGTTTTTCCGTTATAAAAGAATACAAGTCCTTCCGATGCTACTATTTTTTCTAT